GCCTACTTAGTTCAAGAACAGAAACCGAGCGAGTAAAATGTCTTCCTAAAAAGGTATATGTAGATCGAGATTCACAATAATCATATGGCTCAACCCACGAAAGACCTTGTTGTTTGTCATTCCCAGTAATTACAAAACCGCTCTCACTAGCACACTTACTAATAATATTTGGATCATGCTTATCAGCTTCATGCGCAGCCGCAACGGAATCGTCACCAAGGAAAAACATACGAACAAAAGAATCTACCTCCTCAGGCAAACAATTGTACATCACTGAGAAACCGTCAGTAAAATGAATAATCTGGCAAACAATGTTAAAAATAGTGGTTAAGAAACTACCACTAGGATGTCCACCCTTAGGTTCAACCATCTCACGTCCAATCAATAATCGACTAAACGCAAGACGGCGTATAAGAACTTTACGGATATAATCATTCTCATCAACCACCTCATCCCCAACTACGTATCCTACAGCAATAGATAGTATGATACGTTCGACGAGGGTAAAAAAGGCTGGTGAAAACGACTGGTCCTGTTTCTTATAATCAGCAACAAGAACTTTAGGATTCTTAAGTCCCTCAAGGAGAGCATTATGGAGAGTACGACCATCACAAGGCTCCAAACCAAGAGCTGAATGAATCAACATGTTTTTCTTAAGAAAAGTAGCAGCAACTCCCAAGAAAAACATTCTTTGGAGAAGGAACTCGTGACCAGGAGAACCAGCGAATAAACGAGTACTAAACTCGTCTACTTTAGACTTCAATCGAGCTTCTTCTTTAAGACTGACAGCGCAAGCATTATCAAACACACCACCAGTCCTAATCTTATCGATCAACTCTTGAATCATCTGAACACACTCCTCATTAGGATAAGGAATATCATCAAACCCATACTTGTGCAACTCCTCAGCTGACATACAAAGAACACGTTTAGTAGGACCCAATTTATTCAACGGGGGACCAACTGCAGCCTGACGATTTAACGAAGGCAAATGACCACCTCCACTAAAAGTATCCTCA